ATTCATCTTCTACCATATCTAGTAAATTTACTTCACCAAATTCGTTAGTTTCGATAGGCTCATAAATTCCGGGCAAGTCGTCCGCCTGATCCATATTCGACACTGGACTGAAACAAAATGTGCAGTCGAGCGTTTGCGTAAATGGGTTACCGCAGCGTTGACAGTCAAGCGCCACATCAACTGTTGCCGAGCCTTTAATCACGACCAGTTTTTGTGGATCAACATATAACGAGAGAGTAACTTGTGCATCGCTTAGCACTTTGCTCACAGATTCACCCAAGCGGTTTAAAAGCGCCATTGGAATGATGCCTTCATAATCCATTCGACGCTGTGCGTCTTTGTATGGGTCAATAGTGAGGGGTAGTTTTACCTTTTGCATAGGGTCGATATATTACAGAGAGAATGTCAAATAGTCAAAAGGAAAATCAGCGTTTTTATGAAAATCATCTTGCTTTCTATGGATAATTCAAATTTCTTAAACGTTAAAATCCATCTATAATCTCAAGCATTTTATGTCTTCTATAAACAGGGTAATTATGCAGCCAATCAAAAATAACTCCTCATTACTTAAAACAATATTACGATAAAATCTACGTTGCAACTCGTGATAAGCTTGTAAAAACTTATCTGAGTCCACATTATTCAAGGCAAATAATGTTTTATTTCCTATTATGCCATCAGTAGATAATTTGTAATTACTAATTATATTAACTGTTTGTTGTGCTTTCTTCACTCCCCATGTTCCGCTGTTAACGATCCAATCGCAAATTGATAACGATATTTTATCGTTAACAACTTCATCTAATCTGTTACCATGATAATATTTTTGGTTATATATATATTCTGCCATTTCAATCGGCATATCTCTCATATGCCCTTTATATCCAAACCCCCTTGCCTCTCTTTCTATGATACCGTACTTTGTTTTTCCACCTCTGTCATTTTTATCGTTTGAATAACCACCCTCTACTTCTAATAAATATTCAAATATTTTTTTGAATCTATTCATTACATCACCTCTTTTCTAATCTTTGAAAAAATCATTAACATCTAATTCCATTAGTTGCTCTATGCTGTATCTTTCAAGTCCTGTTACAGCCATTTGTTCAGCTATGTCTGCAACTTGAATAATATCTTGTATTTTTCCAGCTAAAACTATTAATTCCGTTCTGTTCAGTTCTAAAAATTCAACTAATCCTTTATCATTTTGTGCCTTTACTTTTTCTATTTTATTTTGATCCAGCACCCACATTAATGAGATTTTTAGAGACAATCTATTTCTATTTTTCTCATTGTTCTCAAATATATACTTTTTACCAGCTTTTTCTATCTCTATTGTCTGATTCAAATAGTTAGATTTCGCCTCCGCCAAGTCCTGCAAAAGCTTGTTTTTAAGTTCTTTTTTTCTTTCGTTTAGCAGATTATTATCCACTTTCCATTTTTTGTTTTCCCTATCCCAGACACTCCAATCGTTTGGCTTAGGAGTTCTTTTAACGGACTTTGTTTTTTCATCTAAATATTCTCCATCTGCTAAAAAGAGTTTGCCAGCTACAATCTGTTCATACTCATTCATTTCCCTTAATTCGCCTGTTTCTGTATCAATAACAGGATTTACAAGGTATGATGTTGAGAAAACCATTGTTTCTGAATTCCAGTCTGGAAAAAACAAGTTAGGTTCTTCCTTAAATTTTTCGACACCGAGTGTCATCGGTTGAGCTATTAGCTCTAATGTGTTTTTATCGTAAATGTAAATTATCATTATTATTCCTCCTAAAAACCAATTTTCTTCCTCATTTCAAGTAATTTTGACTTTTTTTCTACTGCAGTAGTTTTTCTTATATAATGTTTTTTTGTAACATCTATGCTGTTGTGATTAGCAAATTCACTCGCTAAATCAATTCCTCCAACTTCTGCTAGCAGATTAATACTTGTCTTTCTAAGAGAATGTGGATATAGATTATCTATCCCGACAAGCTTTCCTATCTTTCGTACTTTATCACGTATAGTTGATTTACTCATTTGATTAAATACTCCATTGTATTTAGTGATCAATAAATACTCTATACTATCATTCCTACATCTTAACCACTCCTTTATTAAATTTACTGTATTTTCAAATATTGCAAACTCTACAATTTTTTGTTCTTTTTCTACTATTCCGCTTATTATTCCATTTTCTAGATTGATATTTTCTATCTTAATTGACTGTAATGCACTTATTCTGCATGCTGTATCAATAATAAGATTGAATATTATCTGATCTTGTAAATCATATTTTTGTAATAATCCCATTTTTATCTGTATTTCTAATACTTCTTTGCTACTTAAATAGTAGCTTCTTCTCCTCTTTTCCGTGTCTGTAACTTTCAGCCTGTCCAATTTATCTCTGAATGGATGTACCGCTATTAAATCACGTTTAACAGCCCAAATATAAAAACTACTTATTGCCGTTATTTTGTTGTTGATAGTACGTGCATTATTATTAAGCCTTTCCCTACAGTGTCTTATGTACTTTTCCAGTATGCTTACAGTACTCTTTAAAGTATTTTTATTTAATAAATACCTATCACCTTCGTATTTTTTCAAATACTCAATAAACAATTTCATACTATTCATATATGTTCTATATGTTGTATTTTTTACTGCTTCGTTCCTAGCTATACAGCTATTTAAGTATTCCTTGTAAATCTTCCAGTTCTTGTTATTTTGCATTTACATCACTCCTATACTTTTATTTTTAGTATAGCTTTTTTGAACAAATTGGAAAATTTATACGAAATTGAAAGTCAGAGGATTCAAGTAGCAAATGGCGATGTCATTTTTACTCGAAAAGGGAAAACTGTGACTGTCATGGTCAGATTACAGAATGACGGAAACAATATTACTTTTCATGAAAATCAACAGTTGTTAGAGATACCTGCAAAGTTCCGTCCAGCTTTTCAAAGCCATGGATTTGAAGCTGCACTGGCTTCCTCTTCACTTACTCCGGGATTTAACGGGGCGACTAGAATGCAAATTAATCCGACAAATATAACAATATGGGGTGCTCACTTAGGACGTTTCAACGTACTTAAAGGCTCTGCAACATATTTTGTGGATTAATCTACAATATAGCTAACTGTAAATATTATACTTGCAGAATTGACAGTTGCACCTTTCCATTTTCCAATTCCACTAGCTTCAATATAAATTGTCCCATTTGAAATATTGTATTGTGAAGCGTTTACAGACAAAAACGTCTTTGGCTTGAAGCCATCAGGTACTTGGAAAATTACAGTGTTATCATTTATATTTCTCAAAGCATTACCACTGTCGAAAATAATAGTTACTATGTTGCCACATTTTTGGACAATGTTACATGTAGTTCTCCCTTGTCCTATTGCTTCTGCATGGACATACAACTTTGTCTGTTGCACTTTGTATAAATTTTCCAATTTATCTGAAATTGGTTTGTTAGATATAGCCCTGAATTTTGAGCCGTCATTGTATGTCAGGCTGTTATTTGCTATGCACTCGTAATAATATTTAAGTGCTTTGTCATAATAAAATTTTCCTGTTGTCTTTGTTCCTGTATCTTGAATATTTCCTCCAAATTCAAGACCTATTATTTCTGCCAGTCTTTTTCCCTCTAAGACTGTATCTGATTCCGTTCCTAATACATTTCCTGTATTCAGATAAAAAGCATTTTGATTATAAGTAATAAAGTAATATCCTTTCGTTCTTAAACTTCCTTTTTTTACTGTTTCATTAGTCCCATTTTTCACTGAATATAATGGATATTCTAAGTCATTAATATTTATTACTGAATTGTTGTACTGATTTTCGTTATCAATTTGCAATAACAATTTCAATCCATCAAACAGGCCAAACTCTTTTAATCCATCTACAGACACTGTATATATGTCTTTGTCTGTTCCAGTTGTTCTGACTGTTTCTACAAAAGGAATTAATCCCTTTTGGAAGTTATTCAGAATATCAGCCGTCAAAGTTGTTCCTGTCTGTGTTGCTGTCTGTTCCCCTTGCCATTTATGTCTTACAAGTCCGGCACCTACATCATCGGCTTTTTCTACTTTATACACATCCAAGTTAGCTCCAAGCCAGTCTTTTATTTTTTTAAACATTATCTTACCCCCTCCTGTGTTATTAAGTTTATCCTTGCTAGATTTGTTTCAAAATTCTTTATCTGAGATATTTCATCATAAAAACTGTCAGTTATATGTAGTATCTTTTTTATTCCAACAAAAGCACCACCACTTATATAGTTTGCAGTTTGAACTTTATATTTAAAATCTATTGTTAGCTCAACTCCATTTGCCCTTATATCAAGTAAAGTGTTTTTTAT